CTAGTCTAAATGTGCCTGCTGTATTCGTAGAAGTAGGTGCATAGTCAGATAAAGTTTCTTGATTAGAAAATCTTATAAACATTTTATCTTGTTTAGATGGATCACCAATTACTGTTTCAGTACCAAGGATAATTAAATGTCTATCTCTTTCAGAAACAATAGACATTACTGATTTTGTAGGTGCACCACTAACAAGTGTTGCTCTAGTTGTTAATGCAGACGGATCCGAATGTAGTGGACTCCATTGAAATGTTTTACCATTTTTAACTGTTGCAATAAGTATTTCACCAAAGTGATCTAGTGACCATGAACCTGGATCTAACACTACTGATGAAGTCGTAGATGCTGAACCCCAAGTACCCCTCGACCACGAACCAGTGCCCCAACCATAACCATAGGTTTGAGATAAAGGACCTACAGTTGCGTATGGGTTAATATCTGCAGAACCACTAGCAGATGTAGTTGCTGTTGCTGCGGTGGCCATAGTAATTGTAAACGTGTCTGCATCTGGTGTAGTCACAACTTGAAAAGTATTTGTTTCAAAATCAGAGGCTACATAACCTGCTCCAGATGGAGGAGTTACATTTGTAAAAGTAAATAAATCACCTACTTGTAATCCATGAGATACTTTGTTTACGGTAATAGTAGCTGAAGTATCTGTGGTATCAAATGTTGCACCTGTAATTGCTGTATCAAGAGGAGTGATATCATAAAATGAACCTTCGTAATAAATAAATAATCCTTTGTTAGTTCCTAAAGCAGCATATTTTCTACCATCTAAATCTGCCCAAACCATTTGTTCTCTAACAGCTCCAACTAAAGTAGAACCAGTTATCTGTTCCCACCCACCAATTTTTTCTGGTAAACCATATCGAAATCTAACAAAGTCACCATCTGTCCATTGCCCTTCGGCTCCGGTTTCTGTAACTTGTTTATTAAATCCTGGTCTTATCTGTACGTTTGTTAAAGGCATACGGTATTATACCTTATTTAAGTGTTAGGTTAAAGATAGTCTATTTCTAAAACAACCATGTAATCAGTGTCTGTTTGAGTATATAATTTAAAAGGTGTCCTTATATTATAAATCAATATTCTATTTTCTTGAGCTTCTAACCTAGATTCTAATGTTTCAATATAGCCATTAGAAGTATTTAAAAAAAATATAGCTTTTTTATTTAATGAAACATTCTGTAAATCAGAATTATTAGAAAATTCTTTATTAGATTTGTTTCTTGCAAATAAAGTTAATTTACAAAAATTAATTTTTTGTATCTGTAATTTTTTAATTATATCTTCTGTTATAAAACCAAAGAAATCTGAATTTATAGATACTTTATCATCAATTTTATCTATTAAAATGTGTGAAAACGTTAAAGTATCTTTATCAGAAATAAACCAAGGAAAATTATTATTAGTTATAATTTTTTGTATTTTAAAAAAATTTTCATTATCTATAAAATTATTTATTACATTAAACATCTTTTGGTTTTTCTCCCTGGACTTTACTAGATTGTGTGGTTTCTATTTTTTTTACTTCGTCTGGGAATTTTTCATAAAAATTCATAACCATTTTCATTAAACAGTTACCGAAATGTCTAAGAGACAAAGCACTTAAATGTATTTTTTTATGTTTTTTAATAATTTTAATTTCATTATAATCAAAGTTTATATCGCAAGAGCCATCTTCTTTTTGTCTAAAATTCATTTTTCAATACCCCAATAAATTCTTTTATCTAAATAATAATCTTTATATTTTCCTTCTTTATCTACATAGTGTAAAAAAGTTTGAGCTTGCCAGTCTCCTTGAAACGGTTCACGCCAGTGTGAAAGCTCACAACCAAGATATATAATAGCATCTCCTGGTTTAGTTTCAATAGGTTTATCTTCAATATAAATAGGCCATGAAGTACCATCACTACCAATATGGACAGTAACACTTATTTCACAAGAGGGACGATCTGTATGTTTTTTTAAATCTGCATATTTTGTGTACATTCTCCAAAAAGAATAAGTAGGTAATAATTTTTTTCCTGTTTCAATTTCCATTAAGGGTTTTTTACTTAACATAAGAGACTCCATAGTAGGATCTCCATAAAAACCAGTATCCCCATTATTATTTTGTAATATATCGAAGTCTGTTCTATTTAATCTGTGTTTTATTTCACAATAATTTTTTAATAAATTAATTTCTTCGTTTGTTAAAAAATTATTTATTTTTTTAAATTTAAAATTTTGTCCTATAATGCCCATGATACTATTGAATACCTTTCTCCAGAACTTACGGGTTGAACAGAATGAGGAAATAAAAAATTACTTGGCCAAACTATAAGTCTATTTTTAATTTTTTTTATTGTTAAATTTTTATCAGCTGATGTTGTTTGAAACATTAAATCACCTCCTTCATAATCATCGTTAACTAAAAAAATAGAAGATAGTGTTCTTGGTGTACTTAAACCGTGATCCACATGAAACTTATAATGACCTCCAACATTGTATTTTAAAACTTGGATTGTAAGCAATCTAAAAGGATCATTAACATTTAATTCATTAAAATATCTTCTAAAATAATTTTCAAATATACTTCCATAAAAATTACACCAGTGTACACTAGTTAAACTTTCTACATCTATATTTTTTAAATCCCATATTTTTGTATTTCTAATTTTTTTATCTACAACTGGGTTGTCTGCACCTACTACTGAACCATCCTCATAAGTAAGTCTTTCTTTGCAAATTTTAGTAAAGGTTTCCAAAACTTGTTCTGGAACAACATTATCATAAATTCTTATATAATTATTTAAAGAGTTAGAATTAGGTTTAATTATTTCCATGTTTTTTTATTCCACCAATTTTCTTTGTAGTTATTAATAATTTTTAATTCTTGAAAAAATCTTTCTTTCAAATAATTTTTTGGAGAAATCCCTTCAATTTTCATTTTCCAATTATCTCTCTTAAAAGGTATAACTTGAACATAAGGTGTTCCTATTTTAATGATGGTATCTAAAACAGGATATTTATCACCATTTACAACAAATGGAAAATTTACTTGGCTAGGAAATGTATCAGTATCTACAATTCCAGGTATAATTGAAAATCGATCATCAGTATTGTTTAAAGGTGGGACAAACAAACATGAATAACCTGGAGGTGTTTTTATAATCCAAGGATTTAAAATTTTATGGATTGGTAAATCTTTATTTTTATTAACGTAAGGACATTCTTTTCCTAATTGTTGATAAGGATGATATGCTGGACTAGTATTTAAATTATAAACATTCAAACTATTTAAATAGTTTTTTTCTAAACTTGTATAAAAATTAGAAACTCTTTCTTCTTCTATTGTTGCATTATGCAATAATCTAAAATCTAATGGAGTTTTTAAAAGATATCCAGTTGTAAGTGTGTCTAAAAAAGGCACGCAACCTTTTACAGTTTTAAATTCAGGAGCATGTTTTAGTTTTTTAAACCAATCTGGAATATTTAATTTTATTGGTTCTGGTAAAAATTCAGTTTTTTCTAAATATTCTTCAACCGCTATAAACGTTAATACTTTTTCGAACATAAAACATGTTATATTCTAAATATTAAATTTGTAAAGGAGTTATAAAATCAATTGAATTATCGTTTAAGTATTGTTCAAAAGTATGATTTGTCGGATAACTAAACTGAGATGTATCAAATGATTTTAAAAAATTACAAAAATTTAATACTTTATTATAATTTACATTTCCTGAATTATTATTTAACCAATTATCAAAAAATCTAACATAGTTATCTATTATAGATATTAAATTTTTCTCACTTGTAATTATATTTCCATTTTCAATATCAACAACAGAGTAAGAACCGTTAGAATACTCAAGTTTACCTATACCTAATTTAATTTTATTAAAATCTGCATCAGATATATTTACTATTTCATAATCTGATTCATTTATATTTAAATTAGATTTAGCTGTATCATCAGCTGCAATTTTGTATAACATATTTTGATTTGTAATTACATAAGCCATACTCTATACTCCATTATGCTTGATCATTAGTTGTTATCCACAATGCGCCAGCACCACCTGGATTTGCTCCAGAACCTTGCGCGTTGGGTATTTGATTTCCATTATAACCTACACTAGGTAAAATACCGAATAAAATTGACTTGCTATAGTTAGTTGAAGTTGCTCCTGGAGCATTTCCTGGGTTTCCTGGGTTTCCAGGAGTAGGTCCTGGAGAAGCTCCATTACCACCATTACCAGCATTAACAGTAAACAAGTTAGTTACGTTTGTGTTTCCACCAGGATTGCCTGGGTTTCCAGCATTACTAACATTAGCTCCACCATTCCCTGCTGCTCCTACTGACCAAGAATAAGGAGTGGATGCTGATATAGGGCCTGCATAGAAACCCCAACCACCTGTTCCTCCAGAACTTCCACCTAAATTAACAGATCCAGATCCACGAGCACCTCCGCCTCCGCCTCCACCGGCAGCAAAAGCTTGATACTTAGTAGCTCCAGACCCAGTTGTAAAAGTTCCTGAAGCAGGGCCTGTGTTAAAAACTTGAGTTAGCATGTTATTACCACCAGCAGTTCCAGAAGATGCAGCAGTAACTCTTCCATCTGCATCAACAGTAATTGTTGCAACAGTGTACTCTGCAGCAGTGACTCCAGTTGAAATTAATTGATCTGGACCAACTGAGTTTGAAGCAAGTTTTGCTTGTGTGATTGTAGATTGAGCAATGTTATTTCCAGTAACAGCTGATGCCGCTAATTTTGCAGTAGTAACATTTGATTGTAAAATTTTGTCAGTAGTTACTGCGTTATCAGAAATTAATGCAGTTGTAATCGCTGCAGCTTCAATTTGAGCAGCACCTATAGTTCCACCTAAAGTGTTTAAAGAAATTTCTGT